TGGCGTTGATTGCCGATCTCGAAGGATGTCGCCTCTCGCCCTACCGGTGTAGCGCCGGCGTATGGACGTCCGGCATTGGCCACACGGCAAACGTTGTGCCGACGCGGGACATTACCGAGCGTGAGGCCGCGGTAAATCTGGTCGCTGATGTGCTCAATGTTGAGCGGCGTCTGGCGGCGTGTGCGCCAGTAGAGATGCCGCCCCGGGTCTATGACGCGCTGGTGAGTTTTACCTTTAATGTCGGCGCAGGTGCCGCCTGCCGTTCGACGCTGGTGTCCTTTATCAAACGTAAACAGTGGCCGCAGGCATGCGGGCAGCTTACCCGCTGGGTGTACGTCAACGGCGTCAAAAATGCCGGTCTGGAAAACCGTCGCGTCCGCGAGAAGGCCTGGTGTATGAAGGGGCTGCCGTGAGAACGCTCATGCTGGCGCTGGCCGGGCTGCTGGCCATCGTGCTGTGGCTTCGTCATGACAACCTGAACCTGTCCCGTTCCTTAGCTACGGCCAATCGGGTTGCCAGCGAGCAAAAAACAGCCCTCGCCACGCTTGATCAGCAGCTGTCCCTGTCGCAGCGGATGGCCAGAGCAAATGAAAATGCCCAGGTCAGGCTCCGTGAGGAGCTTGTCACCGCGGGCGAGGAGAGGGCAAGACGGGAAGCGACTATCGGGAGATTACTCAATGAAAATGAAGCGTTACGCCGCTGGTATACCGCTCAGCTGCCTGATGCTGTCCGCAGGCTGCACACCCGCACCGCCTGCGCCTCCGCAGCCCATTGTTTACAACGCCTGCCCGAAGGTGAGCCGCTGCCCGATGCCGGGGAGCGAACCCGCCACTAACGGCGATCTCAGCGCGGATATTCGCAGGCTGGAATACGCCCTTATCGCCTGCGCGCTGCAGGTTGAAACCATTAAAGACTGTCAGGATAAACTCGATGCACAAACTCAAGAGCCTGCGTCAGGCATTAATTGACGCGATCCCCCAACTCAATGCCAACCCGGAGCGCCTGCAGATGTCGGTCGGAGGCGGCAATGTTGACGCCCGACTGGCCTCCTCGCTCTCCTTTGAAAAGCGGTATGCGCTGAACGCGAAGGTTAGCGGCTTCACCGGCGACAGCGAGGGATTTTTCGTCCCGGTGCTGGCCTGGCTTCGGGAAAACCAGCCGGATATTTTTACCCTCGATGAAGGTCGTAAAAACGGTTACACCTTCGCGATCGTCTTAAACGATGACGATACGATGGATATCACCATCAGCGTGCAATTAACCGAGCGTATTCTTGTTTCCCAGGAGCAGGGCGCTCTGCACGCGACGTATTCCCCCGAGCCGCCGCTGCCGGAGCCCGTCACGCGTCCGAAGGCGCTGTACGTTAACGGCGAGCTGGTCAGCCAGTGGGAGGAGTAATTTCCCCGCGCTGAAGGCCGCCATCCGACTGCCGTCTGGACCGCTTGTTGTATCATCCCGCAGAAAACCCCGTCTCGTTGCTGCCGTTCCTCCTGAACGGCATTCTCTTCTCATGAATACATTAACTTCCATGAACGGCATCGCTCGCGCGATCCGTAATCTTATTCGTATCGGCGTTGTGACCGATGTTGACCTCAGCAGAGGACTTTGTCGTGTCCAGACCGGCGGGATGAAAACCACCTGGCTGAACTGGCTCACCTGTCGTGCGGGACGTTCGCGCGTCTGGTGGGCCCCTTCTGAGGGGGAACAGGTGCTGCTGCTGGCCATCGGCGGCGAGCTTGATACCGCCTTTGTGCTGCCCGGCATTTTCTCTGACGACCATCCGGCGCCGTCCGGGTCACCTGACGCGTTCCACGTCTCGTTCCCTGACGGCGCGGTGATTGAGTACGAACCCGGTCACGGGGCGCTGACGGTTACAGGCATTAAAACGGCCGTCATTACCGCCTCTGAATCGCTGACCGCCACCGTGCCGGAGGTGAGGGTGACGTCAACGTCCCGCATCACGCTGGATACGCCTGAAGTGGTGTGTACCAACAAGTTAATTACCGCCTCTCTTGAAGTGCAGAAGGGCGGCGTGATGGCCGGAAATATTGAGCATTCCGGCGGTAAATTCACCTCCAACGGGGTGCAGGTGGATAACCACGCGCACGGCAGTGTGCAAAGCGGCGGAAGCTGGACTAAGGGGACACAATGACGGTGCGTTACAGGGGGATGAACAGGCAGACCGGGCTTAGCCTTTCAGAGGCGGAACACATCCGGCAAAGCGTGCGCGACATTCTGGTTACGCCGATTGGCTCGCGGGTCATGCGGCGGGATTACGGCTCGCTGCTGGCGGCGATGATCGACAGGCCGCAGAGTCCGGCGCTGCGCCTGCAAATCATGGCCGCCTGTTATTCCGCCATCCAGAAATGGGAGCCGCGAATAAGCCTGACGGCCATCACATTCGAGCGTTCGGAGAACGACGGGACGTTGTATGTCGATATCACCGGCACGCGCCCGACCTCCGGACAATCCTTTTCTATCACCATTTCACTGAGTTAAACGCTATGGCTATTGTTGATCTGAGCCAGCTCGCCGCGCCTGATGTCGTGGAGGAGGTGGATTATGAAACGCTGTTGGCAGAACGAAAGGCCACTTTTGTCTCGCTCTATCCGGAAGAGGAGCGAGAGGCAATTGCACGGACGCTGACGCTGGAATCCGAGCCGATTGTGAAGCTGCTGCAGGAGAACGCCTACCGGGAAGTCATCTGGCGCCAGCGCGTTAATGAGGCTGCGCTGGCCGTGACGCTGGCCTATTCTTCCGGTCACGATCTGGACGTTATTGCGGGAAACAATAATACCGAACGCCTGACCATCACCCCGGGCGATGACACTACCATTCCGCCAACGGCTGCCGTCATGGAGTCTGATGCTGACCTGCGACTGCGTGCGCAGCAGGCCTTTGAAGGGTTGAGCGTCGCGGGGCCGGTTGGAGCCTATGAATATCATGGTCGAAGTGCCGACGGGCGGGTCGCTGACGTTTCGGTTGAAAGCCCTCAGCCCGCATACGTGACGATTTCGGTGTTATCCCGTGAGGGGGATGGTACCGCTCGTCCTGAACTACTGGCGGTTGTTGAAAAAGCGCTTAACGCTGAAACCGTCCGCCCGGTCGGCGATCGTGTAACTGTCCAGTCAGCAGAAATTGTGCCTTACAAGATAAACGCAACGCTCTACGTTTATCCCGGACCAGAAGCTGAACCCATCAGGCAAGCTGCAGAGCAGAAGCTGCAGAATTATATCAGCGCGCAGCATCGCCTTGGACGCGATATTCGTCTCTCGGCCATCTATGCAGCACTTCACGTTGAAGGCGTGCAGCGCGTGGAACTGGAATCTCCCCACTCTGACATTGTACTGAGTAAGTCGCAGGCCTCGAACTGTACCTCGTATCAGATAGCGATCGGGGGTTCGGATGAGTGAAAGGCTGTTACCCGTTGGGTCATCACCGCTGGAAGTCGCCGCTGCCGCTGCGCTCTCGAATATTGAGCGTGTGCCGGTACCGCTACGCACCTTATGGAACCCCAGCGCGTGCCCGGTAAATTTACTTCCCTACCTGGCATGGGCGCTGTCGGTAGACCGTTGGGATGAGGCGTGGCCGGAGAGCACGAAGCGCAGCGTCATTATGTCCTCGTTTTTCGTCCATCAGCACAAAGGAACCATCAGCGCATTGCGTCGTGTGGTGGAACCGCTTGGCTTTTTGATTGAGGTGCGCGAGTGGTGGCAGCTCGGTGAGGAGCCTGGCACATTCCGTCTGGTTGTCGGTGTGCTTGATAACGGCATCACTGACGAAATGTATCAGGAGCTTGAACGGCTCATTGAGGATGCCAAACCGGCAAGTAGACACATGACCGGGCTGGCTATCAGCCTGAGCTCAACGGGAGAGTTTTATGTTGGCGCAGGATGCTATCACGGCGATGCGCTGGCTGTTTACCCCTATACCACTGAGGAACTTATTGTCAGTGGTGATTATTACCCGGCCTCGGCCATCCATTTGATTGATAACCTGAGAGTGAACGCATGACCGCAAAATATTTTGCCATACTGACGAATCAGGGCGCGGCGCGGCTAGCTAACGCGACGGCACTTGGTACGCAACTCAACCTGACGCAAATGGCGGTAGGTGACGCCAACGGAACGTTGCCAACCCCCGACCCGGCGCAGACGAAGCTCGTCAACCAAAAACGCATAGCGCCGCTGAACCTGCTCGCTGTTGACCCAAACAATACCAGCCAGATCATCGCTGAACAGATTATTCCCGAGAATGAGGGCGGTTTCTGGATCCGAGAGATCGGTCTCTATGACGACGACGGCATTCTGATCGCCGTGGCTAACTGCCCGGAGACATATAAGCCTCAGCTGCAGGAAGGCAGCGGTCGCACGCAGACCATCCGCATGATTCTTATTGTGTCGAGCACATCGTCAATTTCCCTGAAAATTGATCCCTCAGTTGTGCTGGCAACGCGTCAGTACGTTGACGATAAAGCTCTTGAGGTAAAGAGCTATGCTGATGATCAGATGAAAAAGCATATTGCTGCTGATAATCCGCATAAACAGTACCCTTTAATCGCCAATGCGTTAAAAGAAATTGCCGATGCGGGGTTAAGCGCTGAGGTTCTCAAAAACCTTGGTTTGGGAGAAGGCTCTGCTTTGCCGGTTGGCGTCCCCGTTCCGTGGCCGTCAGCAACTCCACCGACGGGGTGGCTTAAATGCAACGGAGCCGCGTTCGCGGCTTCCCAATATCCGAATCTGGCACTTGCCTTTCCCGCACTCAAATTGCCAGACCTGCGCGGGGAGTTTATCCGTGGCTGGGATGACGTGCGTGGGATTGATAGTGGTCGAACGCTGCTTTCTTTGCAGCTTGATGCCCTTCAAAAAATGACTGGTTCAGCAAGTAACGGCGCGGCAACTGGCTTCGTGAATAGCAGCACGTCTAATGTCAGCGGAATTTTTAAGCGCGGAAGTAACATTTACCCAAATACTAACGCTCAGAATGCCGATTATCAGGGGGTCGATCTTGTCTTTGATTCATCCCTTGTAGCGCGTTCTGCGACGGAAACCCGTCCGCGCAACATCGCATTTAACTACATCGTGAGGGCCGCATAATGGGAACAGCAGAATTAAATAACGAACTTATTGCCACAGTCGCCGGTGATATCACCGTTTTTAACTACAACGGTGAGTCCCGTGAATTTCAATCCTCATCCGTTGAGTACATCGCCGTGGGGGTCAGTATTCCTGCAAATTCGTGCATTGACGCTCCGGGAGAGGGTAAAACCGGCTTTGCCATTTGCCGTACAGAAGACCTTTCATCATGGGAATATATCACTGACCACCGTGGTGAAACGGTATACAGCACAGAGACGATGCAACAAGTTGAAGTGACGGCACTGGGGGAATATCCCGAAGGTGCAACGCCCAATGCACCTGCATCACCGTACGATAAATGGGACGGAGAAAAATGGGTCACGGATTCTGCCGCAAAATATGAAGGTGATATTGCTGATGCAGAACAATACCGACAAACACTCCTCGCTCAGGTAGATGAACTAACCTCCGACTGGCGAGTGGAGCTGATGCTCGGTGATATCAGTGAAGAAAACAAAAAGAAACTGTCGTCTTGGATGGCTTATAAAGCTGCGATTAAAGCCGTCGATGTTTCGACGGCTCCTGATGTTAGCTGGCCTGCTCAGCCGGAGGTGTAGGCCATTTGATATTCGGTGCAGCGTCAGGAACGACCGCCTGCAATTCCTTTATGTAGGTCAGCCAGAGCATCAGGCTGGCCTTATCTTTATCACTGATAATGCCTAACTGCAGCTCCGTCTGCCATAGGCTGATCGTTGCCTGCGCTTTAACTAATAAAGCTGATTTTTGCTTTTCTGCAGCTTCCACGTCTGCGGTATGTAGCTTGTCAGTATTTGTAACCCACTCGCTGCCGTTCCACGTATCGTATGGCGTAGCAGGAGCCAGCGTCGTGGTCTCTTCTGGGTAATCCCCTGGTAAAGATACAACAAGTGCTTCACCAGTTTTGGTGCCGTAGATTGTTTCACCTCGATGGTCGGTAACATATTCCCACGCCGTAAAGTCTGCTGTACGACAAATGGCAAAACCCTCCTTTTGCTCTCCTGGCGCATCAGTACAGGATAAGGCTGGAATACCGACCCCCACGGCGAGATACTCAACGGATGAGGACTGTAATTCACGGGACTCACCGTTAAAGTTATAGACGATAATATCCCCAGCCACAGTGGCGATAAATTCACTATTTAGTTCAGCTTTTGCCATTATGCGGCCCTCACGATGTAGTTAAATGCGACGTTCCGTGGTCTTGCCACACCACCCACTGCGGATTGACCACTAACTGTTGTGCTTAATTGTGCGGTTGAGTACGGGATAGTGCCATTTGACGACAGCCGGTTAACAGCAAAAGGCTTTTGATAATTAGCCATTGAATCCATGCCCACACCATCCATTAATGGTTTGTAGTCAGGAGGTGCGTATACATGCATGGTGTTCATCACATCATCTTCTGTACTGCCGGAAATAGATACAGCCATCAAACTACCCATCTGAAGCGATAGCAGGCCGCGCCCTGAATCAACTCCACGTCCATCATCCCAGCCACGGATAAACTCACCGCGTAAATCAGGTAATCTGAGTGCAGGATAAGCCAGAGCCAATTTAGGGTACTGGGAGGCTGTGAACGCCGCTCCGTTGCATTTAAGCCACCCCGTCGGTGGAGTTGCTGATGTCCATGGAACGGGTACACCCACCGGCAAAGCAGAGCCTTCTCCCAAACCAAGGTTTTTGAAAATGCGTGTTTATCCATTAAATGGCATGATTTCCGGTTTTGACGGAGAGAAATACCATGCTTATTGGCTACGTACGCGTGTCAACAAATGAACAAAACACCGCCTTACAGCGTGACGCGCTGCAGCGTTCAGGATGTGAGCTCATTTTTGAAGATAAAATCAGCGGTAAATCGACAAACAGACCGGGGCTCAATCGAGCCCTCAGACAACTTAATGCGGGCGATACTCTCGTTGTATGGAAACTTGATCGGCTCGGGCGCAGTATGCGCCACCTTGTTTCAATGACCGAGGAACTCCGCCAGCGAAGCATTAATTTCCGCAGTTTGACTGATAGCATTGATACCTCAACGCCAATGGGACGTTTCTTCTTCCATATCATGGGGGCGCTTGCTGAAATGGAGCGTGAACTCATTGTCGAGAGGACGTGCGCCGGGCTGGCCGCAGCGCGGGAACAGGGACGAATTGGTGGCAGACGCCCTAAATTGACGCAGGAGGAATGGGCTCAGGCTGGCAGGCTGATTGCTTCCGGAGAATCCCGACAGCGCGTTGCGTTAATTTTTGATGTAGGTATTTCCACGCTTTATAAAAAATTCCCCGCTACGATAGTCGGACAATCGTTGTGCCAGCGGCCGCTGGACAGGGATGGTTAGCTCATAGCAAGCCCAGCCGCGACAATATCACTCACCAACTAACCAAGGAGTTAAACGGATGAGTGATTTTCACCAC